ACGGCCCAGAAGCATATCGAGGCTGTATTCGTCCCGGCAGGCATCCCACTTGTTCATCGGCATCCAGCGCACAGCGGTATTCGTCCATTGGCACAGATGAAACTGCCGGAACTGGATTTCCTCCGCAGGATTTTCCTTTGCCGATTCGCAGCGCTGCTGATAATATTCAAAGTCAACCGTGCGCCCAATGGACGGATTGGCCATCGCCCAGACCTTGGGGTCTGTCCAGTCCGCGTCATCCGGTGCAGAGTACAGCACAGGATAAAAGGTGCTGTCATGCTTGCGTCCTGCAAGGATATCTGCGGCCTTGGCATGCTGCTCATAGCAGATGCTGGTGCGGTCGTTGCCCGCCGTGGTGATGATGAAGTTGAGCGGCTGTTTACGAGCAGCGCCGGAGCCCTTTGTCATGACATCAAACAGTTTCCGGTTCGGCTGACCGAGCAGCTCATCGAAGATACAACCGTGGACATTGTAGCCGTACTTGCTGGCAACGTCCGACGACAGCGCCTGATAGATACTTCGCGTGGGCATGTACACCAGCCGCTTCTGCGATTCCACGATTTTGATGCGCTGCATCAGCAGGTCAGACTGGAGCACCATGTCCTTGGCGACATCAAAAACAATGCTGGCCTGCGCACGGTCATTCGCACAGCCGTATATCTCAGCGCCCTCCTCATTGTCGGCACAGAGCAGATACAGCGCGACCGCAGCAGCCAGTTCGCTTTTTCCGTTCTTTTTTCCAATTTCGATGTAGGCAGTATTGAACTGCCGATAGCCGTTCTCCTTGATGATGCCGAACAGGTCTCGGATGATCTGCTCCTGCCAAGGGAACAGATAGAACGGCTTTCCTGACCACACACCCTTCGTATGCTTGAGTGACTGGATGAACAGCACTGCACGGTCTGCGCGGTTCTTATCATAATGGGAAGTCGGCAGCATGAAGGGTGTCGGCTTGTATTGGTATTTCTCGGGTTTCTTCTTCATCTGCAGCTCCCTCTACAATAATCACATCGTCCAAGCTGGTGGAGGCAAGGATCTGCTCCATCGGGTCGAGTTCCTTTTTGTTTTTTTCCACCGTCAGCGCATTGGCGATGATCGCTGTACGGTTAGCAGGCGTGAGACCGAACTCTGCCGCCAGCGATTTCACCTCGGCAAAGGCAGCTCGGGAGATGGCGATGTACGGATTCGGCCTGATGCGGTCACCGTCGCGGTAGACCATACCCAGCTTGCTGACTTCCTGCTCGGCTTCCTTCCAACGGGCGTATGCCTGACAGTAACCGGCGAAAGCCACGGCATCGGCGCTGGTCAGGATGCCTGCGCCAATCAGCACAGGAGCCAGCCTGCGCCATTCCTTTTTTGCTTCGGGTTCCAGCCAGTTGGGACAGCGCAACATGGTCACCTGCGGCATGGGTTCCAGCTCATTGAGCGGGCGCTTGCCGGGGTTGCCTTCCAGCTTTTTGAGCGCGGTAGGCTTGGGCTTCCGTCCACGCTTCGCCATTGGCATCACCTCCGATCAGGACATAGGCACCACCTCCGCTGATGTGGGTCGAAAAATTACTCGTCTGGGTTCGCCGCCTTGAACGCTTCCTCATAGGTCAGTTCTTTACCATCCCGCAGGCAGCAGATGCGGGATGTGCTGCCGTTCTCATGGAGCCTGAACCTCTCCACGATCACTGACGCATACTTGGGGTCAAGCTCGGTGGTGTAGCAGATGCGGTCACTTTCCTCGCAGGCGATGAGCGTGCTGCCCGAGCCTCCGAAGGTATCCAGCACAACGGCGTTAGGCGCGGTGCTGTTCTTGATTGGATATGCCAGCAGGGGGATGGGCTTCATCGTGGGATGCAGTCGGCTCTGCGTCGGACGGTCAAAGTTCCACACGGTGGTCTGCTTTCGGTCGGCGAACCATTTGTGGTTGCCGTTGGGAAGCCAGCCGTAGAGCACAGGCTCATGCTGCCATTGATAAGGCGACCGTCCCAGAACCATCGTGTTCTTGACCCAAATGCATACGCCGGAAATGTGGAAGCCTGCTTCCTTGAACGCCCGTCTAAAGGTCAATCCCTCAGTATCAGCATGGAAGATGTAAGCCGATGCACCTTGTGCCATGTGCGGCACGATATTCATAAAAGCATCGTAAATAAACTGGAAAAAGGCCGCATCCTCCATTTTGTCGTTCTGGATTTTGAGCGCATCCTTTGTCTTGCCCACATAGTCACAGTTGTAGGGCGGGTCGGTCAGCAGGAGATTGGCCTTGACGTCGCCCATCAGCATGTTCAGGTCATCCTCGCTGGTAGCGTCGCCGCACACCAGATGGTGTCGACCGAGCATCCAATGGTCACCGGGCAGCACAAAGGGATTCAGTGCATCCGGGTCAATATCGGGGTCATCGTCCTTGACGTTCTTATCGAACACCTTGCTGAACAGATCATCGATTTCAGCAGCATCAAAGCCAGTGCTGTCCAGATCGTAGTTGGCGCTCTGCAGGTTCTGCAGCAGATCAGCCAGCGCGACTGGCTCCCATTCACCGGTGGCCTTATTGAGCACGATGTTGAGCGCTTTCTCGTCCTCGGGCTTTTCGATATGAACAACCACACACTGAAGCTCGGTTGCGCCCTCGGCGGTCAGCACCTTGTAGCGCTGGTGACCGCCCACGATATTGCCGGTGACCTCGTTCCATATGATCGGGTCAACATAACCAAAGTCCGTCAGGCTGCGCTTGATTTTCTCGTAAGCAGCATCGCCCGGCTTCAGGTCTTTGCGGGGATTGTACTTGGCAGGTTTCATCTGCGATACAGGAATCGTGCGGATGTCCATGCCGGTGTTGATTTTCGCCATAGGTTTCTCCCTTCGTCAGAATAGTGACTTCAAGCCCTTTCACGGGGCTTTTTTCTTTTGGGTTTCAGAGGACTTGCTTCTATTTAATAGCCACCCGGGCGCATTTTCAGGAAAGCCCGAAAAAAAGGCTTGAATTTTGCGAAATTTCACACGAGAGGGGGCCGCGGTCGCCAGCGGGCACACCCAAGGATCGAGCTACCCCTACCCCCGGGCACAGGCCGTGTGCCGGGGCGCGGGCGCTACCGGGCGGCGCGGAGCGCGGCTACTCCGGGGCGGCAGGCTACCGGGGCACACCCCGGGCGGGGCGGCTACCCGGCAGCGGGCGGCGTATACCGTGCGCGGCGCGGGCTACCCGGCGGGCTACGTCCGGGGCGCTACGGGGCGCACATCGGGCACGGCTACCCGGGGCGGGCGTATACCGGGCGGCGGGGCTACCGGGCAAAACAGGCGGCTTTCCGGGGCGCACGTAGGCGGCTACCGGGGCGCGGGCTATCCGGTAGGCTACCCGGGCGGGCTACCCCGGCGGCGTAGGCTACCTGTGCCGGGGCGGCTACCGGGCGGGGCTATACCGGGGCGCGGGCTACCCGGCGGGGCGGCGCGGCGGCACACCCAGCCCCCGGCGGCGGCTACTCCCGGCGGGCTACCCGGGCACAGCTGGTGATCTGGGCAGCGGCGCGTGACGGGTATACGCCGTCCTGATCCCGGTAGGCGTCCTACGGAAACCCGGCGGGCGCGGCTACCGGGGCGCGGCGGGCGTAAAAATATTTTTTCGCCGGGGCGGCTACCCCGGGCGGGCTACGGCCAAACCGGCCTTACGCGCATATATAAGAAGCCCTTTTCCGGGCGCGGCGGCGGGGATACTTTTTAGACAAAACTACCGAAAAATGATTGTGCTTTTCGTCGGGTTGCTTTTTTCGCCGCCCGGAGTGATGAATGGTCACGCCGGGCGGGCACACCCCCCGGTAGCCGCAGGCGGGGCAAGCCGCCGGGCTGAGGAGGAACACCCTATGCGTAGCCAGACTTTCGGTATCGAGCTCGAGACCTACGGTATTGGGCGCGAGCGTACCGCCAAGGCCATCGCCGCCTACTTCGGCACGACCGCCGTACACCGGGGTCGCCACCTCGACGACTGGCGTGTGCCTATGCCCGACGGACGGCACTGGACGGTCGAGCGGGACGGCTCGGTCACCGACCCCAGCGCGGAGGTCGTAAGCCCGGTGTGCCGGTGGGAGGATATCCCGATGGTACTCGCGGTCGCCAAGGCTATCCGGGCGGCGGGCGCAAGAACCGACGCTTCCTGCGGTATCCACGTACACGTCGGCCTCGGGGAGCACACCCCGGCCAGCCTGCGGCGGTTGGTCAATATCGTAAACGCCAAGGAAGACCTGCTGACACAGGCGCTTGGCATTACCCCGGAGCGCCGCTACCGCTGGTGCAAGCCCGTCGAGCCCGCCTTCCTCGAAGCGGTCAACCGTAGCAAGCCCGACTCCTTCGAGAAGCTGGCACAGCTTTGGTACAGGCACAGCGGCGGCTACAGCGGCAACTGGCGGGAGTGTGCCGGGACGCACTACGACTCCAGCCGCTACCACCTGCTCAACCTCCACGCCGCCTTCTCCACGGAGCGCCCGGCGCACACCATCGAGTTCCGCGCCTTCAACGGCACACTCGACTCCGACCGGATTATTGCCTATATCCAGCTCTGCCTCGCCATAAGCGCCCAAGCCTTGCACACCAAGGCCGCCAGTCCGACCCGCCCGGTAACCGACAACCCGAAGTACGCCTTCCGGTGCTGGCTCCTGAAGCTGGGCTTCATCGGGGACGAATTCAAAACCGCCCGCGAGGTGCTGATCAAGCTCCTGCCCGGGAACAGCGCTTGGCGGCAGGCTTCCTGACACAGCCGCCAAGCCCTCCGGGGCACACCCGCCTGACGAGACCCGGCTGGCAACCGGGCGAAACGCGCACACGCGTCGCGGGAAGCCATAGCTCCCAAATCAACGCGGCGCACGCCGCCAAGGAGGAACACCCTATGAAGCGAGTTCTCTATATCGCCGCCCAGCGTGAGGGCTACGGAATCGACCAGATCAGGCACACCATGACCGTCCGAGTCCTCATCGACTACCTCGAGCAGTTCGACGAGGAGGCACAGGTCTACCTGCGCCACGACGGCGGCTACACCTACGGCGGCATCACCCAGTGGTGCTTCGAAGAAGACACACCCGAGGAAGAAGAATAAGCTCCCAAATCAACCGGGCGGCACACGCCCAGAAAGGAACACAACCATGCCTGAAAGCACATTCATCATCCGGTTCGTCCACTGTGCGAAGAACACCAGCGTTCCCTACGAGGAACAGGAACACACGACCGCCGAGGCGGCGTGGGAAGCCTTTCGGCTTTTCGCCGAGCCCGACAGCTTCGGAATCTACAGCCTGATCGAGCTGGTCGAGTACAACCACCGCGAGGGCACAGAGTACCCGCTGGCACAGCTGACCTTCCCGGTCTGACCCGCCTGACGATGGCCTTTGGCACAGGCCGAAACCACCCGCTACGGCGGGGCGGTCGCGGGAGCCACAGCTTCCCAATCAAGCACACGAAGGAGGAACACCCATGAAACCCAAGCACATCCGCGCCTTTGAAATCAAGGGCACACGCTTCCACGTCACCGACCGGGGCGACGGCACACTTCAGGTTTCCAGCGTTCACGCCTACGATTGGACGGAGTATCACTGGGCACTGCAGGCTTCTAAATCCTGCTGGCACATCTACCGCGAAGGACACTTGGTAAAGACCATTCGGGAACACACCGAAATCACCCCGGAACAGATAGCACACTGCCTGCTCCGGGCTGACCTCGAAGCCAAGCTGATCCCGCGCACAGCGATCTGGTAAGCTCCCAAATCAAGCAAGGAGGAACACCTATGCCGAAAACCACATTCGTCCGCAAGCCCTGCGACCTCAACGAGGTCTGGGAAGAAACCAAATCGCTCGAGCGCCGCCACGGCGGGCAGGCACTGCACAGCTATTACGTCGCCGAGGAAATCCAGCTGGAAGAAAACACATTCTTCGCCCTGCACGATGACCTCATGTCCGAGCGCGACTGGATTCAGGCGTTCTCAAATCAGGAACACCCCATGCAGGGTGACGCGGTGCCTGCTATCCGGGTTACCTGCGCACACTCGCTGATCGTACTGATCATCGACCCGCAGGGCTACAGCTACCCGCGTTACGTCGGCATCGGCGAGGCTTCTGAATAAAGTTTTGCCACCGGCACACACACCGCTTGACTTTCTCGCCCGGCAGAGTGATGAATGGTCACCACCCGGGCGAGAACCCCGGCGGCTCTCAAATCTGACACACGAAGGAGGACACTACATATGTGCATCATTTGCGTTTCCAAATCCGGCGTTCGCCAGCCCACCGAGCAGGAGCTCTACACCATGTTCGTGAACAATCCCCACGGCGCGGGCTATATGGTCGCCCGCCACGGTATGGTCACCGTCAGCAAGGGCTACATGGACTTCGATGAGTTCCTGAATGCAGTCCGCAGGGAACACTTCACCGAAAAGGACAGCGTGGTCTACCACTTCCGCATCAGCACCCAAGCCGGGGTCAACCCGGAAATGACACATCCGTTCCCGCTTTCAAATCGGCTGGGGCGTATGAAGAAGCTCGATACCAACTGCCGCATCGGCGTAGCACACAACGGAATCATCCGACTGACCAGTGACCCGGACAACCACCAGTACAGCGACACAGCGCTGTTCATCACGCAGTACCTCAGTGTGCTGATCAAGCGCCGGGAGGATTTGCGGAACAAACGAATCCTTGACACCATCTGGCAGTTGGCACAGTCCAAGTTCGCCATCATGGACGGTGGCGGGTATGTAGCCACCGTCGGACAGTTCCTGAATCGGGACGGGCTGCTGTTCAGCAACGCCAGCTATCAGGGCTGGCACTACAGGTAAGCCCATGCTCCGAAATCGACCGCCGCCGTTCCCGCGATTGGGACGGCGGTTTTTCTCGTTCCGGGCGTTTTCAAATTCGCCCCACGTTTACCCCGTGTCGCGCCGCCGGGCGTAGACCGGGCAAATACCCAAGCGCCGGGCTGCTCGCGGCGACAGGCGGCAACGTGCGCCCGTGTCGGGTAAGCAAACCGGAACGAGAAAAGCCGCCCAAGCGGACGGCTTCGAAATCGGAATATGTGCTTGTTTATCAGTCGGTGATCAGGTCAGCAGCATACTGTGCTGTGCCATCCCGCATGCGAAAGGAAATCACCAGAACACCTTCCGCTACTGTGTACCGGGCGACAAAGGGCTCAAACCACAGCGTGGTCAGCCCCGGGCACCGGTCATAGGCGTCCAGCCGATGTGCTTCCCAATCGACACCGGCAGGCTGTGCCAGCCAGTACCTGTAGAGATCCTGCAGGAAGGAAATCTGTGTTTCCTCAATCCTGCTCAATGCCTGTGCCCGGGGAGTATCTTTGAAATCCTCCCGCACAGGGTTCAGGCAAGCCCAATGTGCCAGCGGCTTAGGCGCACCCATGAAGGCCATCTTCGCCTCGTCCATCCCGCACAGATCGCAAATCATGATGTCCGCATATCGGCTCAGCGCATTGGGGTGCAGAGAGGGTTTCATGGTGTCCTCGCCGCAGCGTGGACAGCGGGTGTGAACACCCGCCTCCTGTGCCGCTTTGATCTGTGCCATGCGCTCCTGAATCGTCTTAGGCTTTTTCATGCTCGGACACCTCCTCATGTGCTTCTGAATCGGACTCCCGCAGTTGCCTGCGGAGCTCTGCGTATTTCTGCTTGTGTGCATCCATCTTCTCGGTCGTGCGGAAGGCCGCAAAGCCGTGCAGGTGGTTCAGCAGTACGCCGCGCATTTCCTTGTGCGCCGCGCCGCCCAGCCCCAGATGAAGGAGGAAGCCCCGGCAGAAGTATTTCATCTCGCTGTCAGCAGGCTCCACCAAGGTGGTGTTCACCCGGGTAGCGGCCTTGGCCTTATCGGCGATGGCCATCAGCAGGTTGGCATAGTGCTGCCAGCGGGTCGGATGTTCCGCATCGAAAGGGAACTCGACCGAAAGGCGGCTGTCAACCAGCTCGATGCCGCTCATGAATCCGTTTGCGATGCTCTCACAAAGGACACGCTCCAGAATCGCCATGTCCGTAAGCTCGTCGCTCTGCAGGGTGGTGATCACCTCGTGTGCGATGCGGATGCTGTCGCTCTGCAGCATCTCTCGAATCAGGCACTGCCGTGCGTACAGCATGCGGATCAGGTTTTTCAGGCCGTTGGGCTGGAACTCTGCCAGCGGCAGGCTGATGCAGGTGTGCGAAATGGTCTCCTCGAGGGGCGCTTTGGAATCCTCCTCGGCGGCTTCCTGTTCGTCGGGCTGTTCTTCGTCGGCGGGTATCGGCTCCTGAATGTAGCCGTTCGCCACCAGCCAACCGGCGGCGGCTTCCAGATCGGCGCGTTCGCCGGTGATGCTGCCGTCGCGCTCTACCTGCAGGTTACCTGCGCGATAGGCGAAGGTCGGTGCATTCATGTACTCGGCAGTCGTTCCTAAATGCGCAGCCAGCGCATGCGCCATCGCCTTGCGGTCGGTGCAATTCGTGTTGATATTCATGGTGTACCTCCTGAATTCGTTATCGCCTTCGGCGTGACGACATTAACGCTCTGAAGTCCATGAAAGTCAAGCGGATGGCGGCACACATCCCGGTTTATTTTTCAAAACGTGTGCCAACCCGCGAACAGCGCCGTCCACGTCCCCGGACAGCGCCTGACCGCGCAGGGTCAGAATCGTATGCCGGGGCAAATAGGTGCGGTATGCTTTCAAATGCCGAAGAAACTGTTCTTTCGTCATACTGCCCTCCATATGAAAAGCCCCCACGGATGTGTGTCCGCGAGGGCTGTGTACGTCTGATTCGACTATTTTACTTTATCACAAGTCGCTCTGTGCATCAAGGGGAATTCTGAGGAACTCAGAGGAACTATGCGGTCTTGTTTATGAGCTTGCGAATCGACGCGGTGTCCTTGCACCTTTTGCAGGTGTATTTATGGTCGCGGATATAGTTGCGGGAGAATGTCGGCTCCCCGCAGATGTGACACGGCGGGTAATAAACGGTCTCGTTCTTACCCAAATGCTGGATCGTAATGCCGTCCTCCTGTGCTTCCCGGTAACTCATACGGCCACGCTCCTTTCCTGCAAAATCCGGTCGACCACGTCCAGCGCCCGGTCGTGCATCTTCCGGAGCCAGCGGTTGGTGTAATTCATGTCCAGCGAGATCTGCTCCCACGTCATGAAGCACAGGTAGCGTTTCTCCAGAATCAGGCGGTAGTTCTCGTTGCGCACCATAGCGATGGTCTTTGAAATGTCCATCTTGGTGTCCACGAATTGGTCTACCTCCCGGTTGATTTCCTCCTCGGCCTCCATCAGCCGGATAACTGAATCCTCCAGCGCATGCACATTGCGTGTGCGGGAAACCACCTCACGGTCGTAGGCTGTCGTGATCTGTTGTGTCAGGGAGCGAAGCTGTGAAAGCTGAAGCAGCCGATCCTTGATGTGCTGGTCGAGCCGGTACGCCTGCCCGAGATATTCCTTTGCAGTCAACGGCCTCGCCTCCTGTTCTTGGGTTTGTTCACATAGCGAGAAGGCAGCGGCTTGTCCGGCTTCTGTTCTTCCTGAATCGGAAGAGCCTTACGCCTGCGGCGTTGCTCGCGGATGATGTTCTCCATAGCCTGACCGGCGGTGGGATCACAATAACCTTCGTGATTCCTGTAGCGTCTCATGTGCCTGCCTCCTTTGCTTTCTCCTCAAGGTACTCATAGACGGCAATCAGCAGCTTGATCGCCAGCGGGTGATTCTCCCAGCGGGCGGACACTCTGCTGATGTCATCGGCTGCGGCCTCCCACCATGAAGCGGACGCTTCAGTATCCGTGATGGGCGGCGGCGTCGGGTGTGCACTGAAATAGCGATAGGCATCGCGGAAGATGCTGTCCTCAGTGTTCGTCGGCAATCTGTGTCACCTCGATTCGCAGTCCCGGTCTTGTGCGCGTCCAGCGCTTTGAAACAATCTCCCGGCAAACCTGTGCATCGTCCTTCCAGAAGCCCACGCGGGTCATGCAGTCCTTGAGCAGCTTCTGCAGGTTATCTGTGTCAGGCCGGGTCGTGCGCATCTCACCCTCACGGTGGGATTTGCTGGGAAACCACCACTCAACGTTCAGGGAAAGAGCGCCCTCCAGAGGAGAATCCGGCTTATACTGGCACAGCGCACCTTCGTACAGCGCACGGGCAGCCTTCAGCCGGGGTGTGTCATAAAACATCGGACGGCCATGCCGCACCATGACTTTGTGTTCCTGTGCAGTTACGGTCGGCGGATTCATATCAAGAAAAAATGTCAAACGGAACGACCTCCTTTGGTACGTCTCGCGGGCACCCACTCCTCGTACAGGGGAAGGGATGGGTCTCCCTTCCCTGTAGAGGGGTGTGGAACACACCTATATTTATATAGGCTGTTCCGTTCCATTTGGGAGCCTGCAAACAAGGATCAAACGCGGGTAACAACGCCCCGGCAGTTCGTGAATTCATCGGGTATTTCTTTCACCCGATCCCGCACAGCACGGTCGGACAGGCCGAGATAGGCAGCCAGATCAGCGACCGTAACCGGCTTGCTGGGATCGATAGAACAGGCAATGTACGCCATGCGAATACTGTCGGCACGCTGTTCCCGGTTCAGGTTTTTGCCGTCGGCAGTACGCCGCGCAGCCATGCTGCCCTTGGCAGGCGCATCTGACAGATCGGTTGACCGCTCAAGGGTGTGCAGCGGGTATTCAAACCAGAAATCCACGGGGATAATGTTCTGGAACTCGCGCAGGCTGCTTTCCAATCGCCATGCTGTGCGCCCACGCGCTTCTGCCTCATACTTGGCGTCGCCCTCCAGCTGAAGTTCGATGACATCCAGCTGTGCATCCGGATCACGGGCGAATACGCCGCTGCCGGAGGCGCGATCCTTGGCGTTTCTGTTGCCCAGATCACCCTTGCTGTGATGATGACAGTAGATGGTGGCACAGCCGGTCTCGGCACAGATCTTGTCGAACTGGTTGCAGAAGAAGGCCATATCGCTGGCGCTGTTCTCGTCGCCTGTGATCACCTTGTAGATGGGGTCTATGATGATCGCGTCGAAATGCTGATCGCGCACACGGCGCACAAGCTGCGGAACCAGCTTGTCCAGCGGGACGGCCTTACCGCGCAAGTTCCACAGCACAAGCCTGTCCGCACAGGGGCTGCGAATCCCGAGGGACTCATAGATATTGGCAAAGCGGTGAATGCAGCTGGCGCGGTCGATTTCCAGATTCACATACAGCACACGACCTTTGCGGCACGGGAAGCCCAGCCACCTGCGGCCTTCGGTGATCGCTATCGCCAACTCCATGAGCAGGAATGACTTGCCTGCCTTCGACGGCCCCGAAATCAGCATCTTATGTCCACTGCGCAGGATGCCCTTAATCAGCTCCTCTGGGAGCTCCGGCTTCTGTGCCAGCAGAGTATCCAGCTGTTCCAGATCAGGGAGATTGAACTCCACGCCCTCTGCGAAATCCATCCAATCCTGCCACGACTTTCTGCCGGTGTTTACAGCCAGCAGGGTCTGGCGCTTTCCGTTCCTATCGACGCCGGGAAGGCGCGACAGGCGGGAAGGGTTTTTATTGGCCTGATCGACCACAAGCCCGTGTGCGGCGAGAAAAGAATACAGGTATCGTACACGCTTGCGGTATTCGGATTCGTCCGGTGCGTCGATGTGCACGATGGCGTGAACAGATTTACCGGCGCTGTGCACGAGGCAGGCAATCGGCAGCTCCAGCTTCTGATACGCCGCCAGCTGCTCCTGAATGGAAAGCACATCCGATTCGACCAGCGCGTAGCGGAAGGCAGTCACGTTATGGTCAGATGCGCCCTTGCCGTCCAAGGGGTTAAAACGAATCCATGCGCCCACGTTCGGTTTCCAATCGCCGATGGTCGCACCGAGGTCGTCTGGGTATTTGGCAAGCGAGGCCAGCAGCTCTCCGGCGGTGCGGCTGAACACACCGCGCAGCGGCTCCCATTCCCCGTCTTCTGTCTGTCTCACGTCTCCAGTGACATAACCGACATACTCGTCCTCCCGAAACAGAGCGCGGATATAGCGTGCCAGCTCCTCAGTAGACTTCATGGTCTGTGCCGGAGCGGGAACGCCAGCCTCTCTGCCGTCGTAGGAGATGGCGTCGTTCCAGTCCATCACGCCTGTGCCCTCGAAGGGCTTCCAGCCGCGCAGCTTGGCCAGCTGCACAATCGTCGCGCCGGTGATCGGCGTGCCGCTGCCGTGAAAGGTGTTCCACTTGCGGGCACATTCGCCGGGGTGATAACGGGAATCGTTACGGCTCCAATCGTCCCACACGGCACAGGTATAGCCCTCGTGCTGAAGCGCCATGCCGACGTTCATCCATTCCTGATAGCTGAGATCGCGCACATCCAATGCGGACAGCGCGGACAAGAGCAAATTTTCCATGCGAATACCTCCTTAACCGGGCATATAGGTTGAGGGATTGAAGCCGTGCGGCAGCTTCCAGTTGAGCGCCGCCAGCCGGGAAATGATGCGGGATGCGGCATCGAAAGACCATGTGCCGACATAGCGGAATCCATAACGCTCCAGCAGACGAATCTGCTTGGGTGTGCTCAAGCCCTCGTTCTGGCGCTGCATCAGGCGGTCGATCAGCATGCTGGCCTTGCCCATGTTCTCCACGCTGGCGGCATAGATGCCGCGCTTCTCAAGGAAATCCAGTTGCTTCTGTGTCGGCGGAGCCATTTCCCACGTGAAAGTCGGTGTGTAATCTACCAAATCCTCTGCAGCAATCGAAAGGGCGAACTGCAGCGGGTCGACCAGCCTGCGGCTGCGGGAGCGCATCTCCGCCAGCTGCTGTGCCAGCGACCGTTCACGCTCGGCAATGGCATCCTTCGTCGCCTGTTCTTCTGCTTCCATCAGATCGACTGCGGCAGGGTTCTCTTCGACCATGCGGTCGATTTTTGCAGCCTCCTCCGCATCCCTGCACACGATGCTGGACGGGCGGCACAGATCATGGCGCTCGGTCAGCCAGAGAAAGTCCAGGACGAGCAGGTATTCCTTACCCGGATGCAGACGCAGGCCGCGCCCGATGATCTGCTGGTAGAGGCTGCGCACTTTGGTCGGGCGGAGGTTGATAATGCAGTCCACAGAAGGACAGTCCCAGCCCTCGGTCAGCAGCATGCTGTTGGTGAGCACATCGTAGTGGCCGTTATCAAAATCCTCCAGAACCTGTGCGCGGTCAGGACTTTCGCCGTTCACCTCTGCGGCGCGGAAGCCCCGGCGCTTGAGCATTTCACAGAACTTCCGGGAGGTTGCCACCAGCGGCAGGAACACAACCGTCTTGCGCCCCTTGCAGTAGGTCAGCATTTCATCGGCAATCTGCTCGAGATATGGCTCCAGCGCACAGCCGATATCGTCAGCTCGGTAATCGCCCTCGGATACTCCGACGCTGCGGATATTGAGTTCCAGCGGAATCATCTGCGCCTTGATCGGACACAGATACTTGTCCTTGACCGCCTGCCGCATGGTGTACTCATAGGCAAGGCTGTCGAAGTACTTGCCCATCTGCTTTTTCAGCAGCTTATCCGGGGTGGCAGTCACGCCCAGCACATTGGCATTGGGAAAGTGATTGAGCACATGCTGGTAGCTGTCTGCCAGACAGTGATGTGCTTCGTCCACCATGATGGTGCTGAAATAGTCGGGCGGGAAGTTGGCCAGACGGCGCTCCCGGCACAGGGACTGCACCGATCCGACCGTCACAGGGAACATGCTGCCGAGGCTGCTGCTTTCGGCTTTTTCGACGGCGCTTTCGATGCCGGTGACCATGCGGAGCTTGTCTGCTGCCTGTGTCAGCAGTTCGCCGCGATGTGCCATAATGAGTACCCTGCCGCCTTCCTGCACAGCGCCTTCGGCAACCTTGGACATGACAACCGTCTTGCCTCCGCCAGTCGGCAGAACAAGCAGCGTGCGCTGCTTGCCCTCCGACCATTCCCGGCGGATTGCACTCACGGCTTCAGTCTGATAAGGCCGGAGCTGCATAGCCATTAGAACCCTCCGTTCTTCCAAGACATCTGCTGCTGGGCAGGCTGCGGCGACGGCATCTGCTGCACATTACCGCTGGCAACGGCCTGTTCGGTTTCACGCACCCAATCCGGCGTGGACGCCTGCGGATCGTAATCGTAGTAGCGGTCAACGGAATTGGTGGTGTGCTCGGTGCCGTTGCTCATATAGGTGCGCGGTTTGAAATGCGCACGGCCACGGGCACCGAAGACCTTCGACCAGTCCATGATCAGGCGCTCACCGACCTTCTTCTGGCCGATAGCGCGGAAGAAGGAAGCAAGCTTCCATTCCAGCGTGCGGTAGAGAATCAGGTCTTCCTTGCAGGTGGTGCTCTGGCCGTCAGGCAGCTCCACCGTCAGGGTCAGGGACGCCTTGTTGCAGGCGGGAATCTTGGCGCTGCCGGGATAACGGCCACGCTCAAAACCGGTGACGATGAAATCGTAATCACCCTCGGGCAGAACGATAAACTGACTGCCATCGGATTCGATAGCCGAATCCCAATCCATGATGTTGTTATCAAAAGTGCTCATCTCGTGTTACCTCCTCAAAACGGGCAATAGTTAGGGTCGCTGTGAATCATCTCGACGATCTTCTCCCAATGCGGGAACAGCCACTGTCGGAAGAAGGCGTCCGGGTACTGGTCAGGGGTGGTATCCTCGGGGAAGTGTCCCTTCGCCGCAACCACACGGCACAGCTGCTCTGTCGTAACAGCCGCCTGCTCCATACGGGCAGCAAGCTCGGCACGGTAATCCGTCTGGAGCTGTGCCTGCGCAGGAGTTGTGGTGTTGAACAGGTGTGAAAGGTGTTTGAAATCCAGCTCCATTTCATCCGGCAGGCCGAAACGGTTCTTCGCGTCCCAGCACGGATGATGGGTGGCGTACATGACGCGCTTACCGCCGCTGGCCTTCTTGCTGCCGTTTTCCGTTCCGGACACATAGGTCTTATAGGAAATGAACAGCAGCAGATCTGGCCACTCGGCGAGCAGCGGCGCACACTGCTTGCTGAGTTTCAGCTCCCAATGGTCGAAAGCGCCCATTTCTTCGGGCAGCTCCTGCTTGCGCACACGGGCGTGTGCCACGATGACCACGTTCTTGCCGGAAGTCAGCACCTTGTCGCAGGCACGGAGCAGCCGGGTGAACTCCTCGGCAAGGTAGGTGTAGCCTTTGCCGAAGCCGAAGGATTCCAGCCCGGTCTGCTTGTACTTTTCGCAGATGTGCTTGATGGCCATTTGCTCCGCCCAGTC